GAGCCTGTATTAACACCACCGGTCGGTCCTCGCCCACCACCGCCAAACTGGTTGTTATGAGCATTGTCAAAACCATTTCCTGAACCCATAGAAAAATTCCTCTTTGACGTAAAATAAAACCAATTAAAAACACTGTATAAATAAACAGTGAAATTGAATTTTACGCTTCATGACTTATGGGTGCAATACTGTATAAAGCAATATTTATCAGTTATTTATAGGAAATATTTGGAGTGCCCGTGTGCAATAAGACCACACAAGTATTTAAAATTTATTCAGTAGCTATATCTAATAAAAGCATTGCTCTCTGACGTACTGTTGCAGCCCGGCTATTTGCTTTCCGGCAACCTCGATTCGCTCTCTGAGGGTGAAATAATCCCGCTGAGCGGCGTCAGTAAGTCTGGCGCTGGCTGCATCATCCAGGCTGGGGGCGCCGGTGGCGGATTGTTTCTGGCAGGTGGCGTTGAGCTGCAACCGGCGCTTGCCAGTAGCAATATCATCATGCAGCTGATCGATAGTCGCTTTAGCATCAGCTAACTCCTTTGTGTATTTCTCATCAAGTGCGGCCGCATTGCGCTGCCGCGTCTGCATGTCGGTGATGGTGTCATTAGCCAACTTGAGGGTATTGGATGCGGTGTCACGCTGCGCCTTGTAATCAATGGCATTACCGCGGTAATAAAGCGCGAATGCTACTGAGGTGGCTAAGAGCAGCAGAACCAGCAGGATAAGCGCAGCTAACGCTTTAGCCTTTGAGGTCATCGGCACTCTCCGCCAGGCACATAGTGCGCTCCATATCGCGACGGTTCATTAATCCCCGCCACTTCTGACCACCAGCATAAATCCACCGACGCAGCTCTTCACACGCGCCATCGACATCGCCTGAGTTCAGACGCTTAAGCAGGGTAGATTTAGAGAACGCGCTGGTGCCCACGTTGTAGGTGAAGCTGTAAAGCGCGGCACGCTGGTATTCGCCCAAAGGGATTTTAACCATCCCGTCGACCGCCTTTTTAACTGGCTGCAGGTCGTTCCACATCAGGCGATCGCATTCGCGGTCGGTGTATCGCTTGCCTTTGATGATGTCGGTGCCGGTATGACCATCACAGACAGTCCAGACGCCAGCCACATCTTTGTAAGGTTCGTATACCCTGCCCTCTACCCCATCCTTACCGCCGAGGAATACCGTAGCGATAGCCATAGCTCCGCCACCCGCGACAGCAATGAGCTTATTGCGCAGGCTGTTTGACATAGCCATGGGTTATTCCTCGTTGATGTCTGGTGCAGTGGGCCAGCGTTGAAGGGCTTTGATTTGCGCCAGTGTAGCCTTGCGCTTGTAATACCAGTTAATGCCGAGCGTGAATAGCGCGACCAGGATACCGGCCAGGACGCCTACAGCACTCCATTCATCGGGACTCAGCCTGGTCAGCAGACCATTGGCAATTGTCCCGGCAGATGCGCCATAAGCTGCGCCTGATGCCAGTTTGCTCATATCGATACTCATAACACCTCCGTGATTACGGTCGGTGCTGCAGGTAGTCAGAAGAAAAGATCGCCCGCTGCCACACAGGAAAGGGTGAGAGTCGATATTGATTGGCAGGGGCGAAAAACGAAAAAAGGACCGCCGAAGCGATCCTTAAAATTTGTTCTGATAATCAGAGGATATAGGTTGACCTACATTATAGGTTAACCTATAATTTATCCCATCAGCAAAACGCTGAAACGGGAAGGCCCCTACCGAAGCAGAGGCCAACGAGGAAAGGGTTATGATGAAATTAATCATCATCCTGATTGTTCTCTTAGTGATTAGCTCGCCAGCTTACTAAGACAGTCAGGAAGAGAGGGGGAAACCCCTCTCACCCCTACCCGATAATTTAGGATTTTGTTATGGCTCAGTCAATATCTGAAATTCAGAAACGCAGCGACGAAAAGCGGGGTGTAAAGGTGAAGGGGATTAAGCTTCACACAGATACTATCGCACTCTTGGAATCTCTGGCTGCACAGACTGGAGAGTCACAATCAGCGGTAGTCACGAAGGCTTTAGCGATGTTCGCCGAAAGTCTAAAGCCTTAAGTGCCACTTCGCTGCTGTTAGGAACACCTATCCCATGGAAGGGATAATTTAATACTCATCCCCTGCAGCGGATAATAAAAAAGCCCCGCCGACTGGTGAGGTCGCGAGGCTCTTTGGCATCCACATTTATGCAACTGACTGGTAAAGCTGCGATCTGTTCGCTTCACTTCCCGATCATGCCGTTAATGTGCCAGGTCGCATGCCCTTTGTCTTTGGCAATTCGTGCTATTCTGTATAATCACGCAGCGATTTTAGGAATCTCCTTCTCCATTTCTCGCTTAATTGCGTAAAACATTTCTCCTTCGATGATATCCATCGCCCATTCCATTCTGTTGCGGGCCTCTTTCGGCGAGATGCTGCAGTAATAAATCAGGGATGAGCCGATATTTTGCACGCTCTTGCGCTTGCAGTATCGTAATCTGGCTACGTTCCGAAGCGGGTTATCCCTTCCGAATGTCTTTACCATGACTGATTCAACAAAGGCGGCATCATCTGATTCTTTGGCGAGAGCGATGATGTTTGCCGCTGATGACTGAGGGATAAGCAGGTCACGCGCCTTGCGGAATAACTCTTCACCGCGCAGCCCTTCGCAATGCAGCTGTGATACGATTTTTTCTATTTGCCTGCCCTTCTGCTCACTCCATTCACATCGCATCATCAGGCGCCCGATAACGTTCACCTCTGCACGGTCGTAATCTTCCCCACCGAGGTGATCGCCCCACACGCCCAGCAAGTGCCTTACCCATGCCTGCTGCGATTTGTTGATGGTCTTCCAGCCATTGCCGAATAACCGGCGCATATCAGCTGCTGTTCTGACGCCTGACAGCCTGACGATTTGCTGATAGTCACGCTCAATGCGCATGCTTCACCCCCATCATCTTCGCCGTGTTGCGGATTATCCGGTAGTTGATCTCGTACATGCCGCGCATCTTTAGAATGCGAAGGCGGAGCCACTTCTCTCTGAGGTATTCGGTCATGCTGCATACTCCATCTGACGTTTACGCAATTTCTCGTAATGGCGAGCCCGGCGCGTGAATATGGATTTCACTCGCTTCAGGTACTCGATATCGAATTTGCGTGGTGTGTTGTCTGCTTCTAGCCGCTCTACGCGCTCAAGCCCTATGCGCTTAATCAGCCGAATCCTGAACTCAACTGCGTTGCCGCTTAATTGCCTGTTGCACTTGGTACAAGCAGAGTGGACGTTGAAAACGTTAAATCTGAGGTGGGATCGCGCACCACGGGATAGGTAGTGGCTGGCATCTACCGCGCTGCCGGTGAGATAGTTACTGTTGCTGATGAGTGGGCCATCATGACTTGCGCAGTCCTTACCGAAATCGCGCCATCTGATGTACTTGTTAAACGCCGCCTGAGCCTCTTTCTCCCACTCAGACTTACCCTTAAGCCTTTCCCTTCGTTGCCGCAAATCATCGCGCTGTAGGCGTTCCTGCTTGCGGATTTCACGCGCAGCATTACGCTCATCAACCTGTCGGTTGAATTCCATGGCGCATTTGTAGTTGTGGCAGACTTTCTGGAGAGAACTTCGGGGAATGTATTCGGTAGTGCAGATGGGGCATTTCTTCGGCTTCGGCGGCTTAGTGCCTTTAGCCATGCGTCAGTTCCTTAAGTTGCTCGTCCTCGTACTGGAAGTCGTCGCCGTCTATTGGCATAAGCCAGTGAGGTTTAGCCAGTGAAAAGTCAGGGATTACACTACCACTGGGAAGGTACGTTGAAATGCGGTCTGATTTAATCAGCCACCTTGATGAGCCAGCATTTTTCATTCTGCACTTTGGAAGCACGTAAAACTCTCCCGGCATAATGAGTTTTATGGTCTCAACTGTTATGCCAATGCAATCGGCAGGCCCAGCAACAAATATCGCCAATCCGCCCGCTCTTAACTCAGCCATTATCTTCCCCTCCGCACATGTTGAAGTTTGCGTCTTTCATCCAGCCGGCAGCGCAGGTATCGCATGCATAGGTTTCCTGCGGTGACAGGCGCACCTCGCAACCAACGCACACAGAAGCACACTGCTCTCCATCGCCAGTAGGCGGATTTGATTGGGTTACCTCGTTCATGGTTCTCCCATTCGATATCGCATTCGCACTGCTCGCAGCTAATGGAGTAGTGATACTTGTCTTCTGAGGTGAGGGTTATGTGACAGCGGCAACAGCGTTCACGCATAATTCACCGTCCACTTCTCTGCTGTTGTGTACTTAATCAGCCCCTTCTTTCGTAATGCCTGCAACCGACGGTCGATGATGCGGAACGCCGGGCTTTTGATTTGCCCTTCCAGCCATTGGGCCTGCTTATAAACTTCGCCAGCATCGATTTTTGAGAAAGTATTATTTCCGGCGGCGATGCGCTCTTGAATGAGCATGTCCAGATACGTGTAATCGGTCTTTGCTGTCATCTTCAGCTCCACATTGGGTTTTTATACTGCCTGCTCGGTATTGGCTCGTTCCGGAACGTCGGCAGCAGTGCACTGACCAGCCAGAGGCGTGGGTCGGTTGCGAGTGTCTTCTGAGTTTTGATGTTGCGAGAGGCGTAGCGGGAAAGGAGTTCGTTAGCGGTTTCATTGTCTACTGGGTCATGGACGAACCATGTCATTTCCATGATGCCCCCTTGCGGCTCTCAGTAGCTGATTGAAATCTGCCATAACCGGACTGACGCCAAATCCAGCCTGCTCGTTTGCCAGCCTGTAGCGACATGAATTGTGTTTTGCTCCGGTGATGTGCTCCTTTACAATGTGATGACCGCCACAGAGCGTGCTGAGGGTGTTAGACACATTGGCCCGATTAGTGCGACAGGACTTACATACCGGCCCTATCAGCTCTGACGTCTGGTGCCATTTCCCGTCAGAAAGAATTCCAAGCAATGCTGCTTTTATCTTGCTCATGCTGCACTCTCCAGCCTGCTGTTAATTAGCTTGCGGCCATATGCCATCAGCACGTCACGCTCTACATAGTTAGTTACCGGCACCGCAGACCGAACAGGACGCCAGATGAGAAAGATCGAGCCTTTGTTGTTGCCGTTTACTGGCTGCTTCGTGTCGGCTCTGACGAATGACAGGCGACCGCCTGTAATGATCCTGACCTCACTCACACTCAGTAGCGCCTCTCGAAACCAGCCCACGGACATATCAGCCGGAACAAGCATGACAGTACCGACGCTGCCGTATTTGTTCTGGTCAGCAGCCTTCTTCACCCACGGGGTTATGTCGCTGTATGGCGGGTTACACCAGCAGTATCCTTTCAAGCCTGGAACGGACCACGACTGAGTCAGGGCGTTGTCATGCTCTGTGAAGTAGTTGGGGTAAAGATGGTTATGATCGCTTGCTGCCACATCCAGCACGAAGTTGAATTCATCGTGTGATGCAATAGCTACTTCCGGCGGCGTCTGCCATAAATCTCGTATGTCGATCGGAGTGTTGCTTCCTGTGTAATCACTCATTCTTTGCTCCTGTTATTTTCGCCCCAGCGCTGCGCCCATTCGATTTCTAACCGGGCTTCGTCGCTGAATTTCACGTTCTGCTCTGTGCCGAACCAGTAAATCGCCTCGATGACTTCAACCATTTCGCTCACGCGCATCTTGCTGGTCCGGGAACCAAACATGACGACGCCGCCGCCGATACCGGGTGCGGTGCGCTGCTGTTCGTTTTTGGACTTTGCTACGAGGGCGGTGATGAGGTCTTTCCAGTCGTCCGGGGTGTACTTCTGCCCGTACCATTCAACCTGCCGGGAAAGGTCATGGAGAAGCGGCCACATACGGCGATTCTGGTCCGTCGTGCGCTTGCGTTCCTGGATGACTATTTCGAATGGTTTGTCGGGATTGGCGGGGAGTTGCTGGATAGCGCTGATGCAGTTCTGTCGGATGTTGTCGCTCCTAAGCAGGAACGTTGCTTTCTCCATCGCGTTTGTCTCGCTTTAATGCGTCGCTAAGGGTTTTTCGGATAGCTGCAGGGAGTGACATAAAGCCTGCATAGCGCGTGGCGATAACAGTAAGGTCATTTGCCAGCTTATCCAGTTCAGCGTCTGATATGACGTGCTCAGAGCGTTTTAAGGGGATTACGTTGTTCATGCTTCCTCCTATACAGCCAACTGCAGCTGCATGTTGAACCGGTCCCGTTGCTCGCAGTAATGCAGTGAGCCGGGGCTATTGTGTGACTCGATACGTTCAACCATCAATGCAGCGCGGGTTTCTTTTGATGCCGGGGCGTACGCTCCTGACCATGCCTTATCGATACCAATGTTTCTGGCAACGTTAGTGCTGTCAGCGCTCGCCAGCGGTAGTTTGGTGAAGATGAGAGGGTTGAGCATGCGTAACCCATGTAATTTGGCGATAGGCTGGCCGTAATCGTCAGTGACGTGGCGCAGCAAGTCCTTCATGCGCGCCACAGCAAGATTCGGGCGCTTAACGTCGTACTCTCCGCAACTCCCGATCGCCACCCGCGGGTACTCACTGCACAACCGGATGAATCGCTCATCGCTCTCGTTCATGTGCCATACCGGTACGCCGTAAAAATCACCGTGTGGCCACTCATCAAGCAACGCCTCGTTCTCTGCTTCTCCGCCGTCGATTACGTCCGGGATGATCGCAAAATCAAAGCCGGGATGGTTTTTCCAGCGTGCCACGAATTCGTAGTAATCACCCCAGTCGATTTTGTTCCTTCCAGCTGCCTTCCACGCAGTAAATGCACCGTTATCGAGAGCAAACGACTGACAGAATTCTGAGGCGAGGTTTATCTGTCCTGCGTGAGCAAATGAGATGAACGCATGCCGCCCTTTCCATGCCCGGATGGCGCACGTGTCAGGCGTTATTGGTCCGCCGTGATAGTGGATCATCTTTTCACTCCTTTTAGGGCCCAACTCCACAACGCGCCTCCCAGAGTCTTGCAGAGAAACTGAGCAAGGACGATGTGCGGAAGAAAGGCACCGAAGGCGATTAATGGGAACAGGGCTGAATCCACAGCCGCAGCAGCTACGTTTCCGGCATTGGATTTTTTTATCCAGGACTTATCGATCATCCATTGATAAACCACGGCATTAACCAGCGCTGCCGCTATAAAGGCGACGACCGACGCTATAGCAATGACGCCCGATGCCGGATTAATTGCGTAACTTATAGCCCCAGCCGCTGCGGAGAGGATTACTGAGCGTAAGATTCCATAGCGCTCATGAAGTATGTCCCGCAACACCATATCCAGGCCGACCAGAAAGAAGGCATTCAACGGTGTTACCCATGGGCCGAAATGCGCCACCAGTAAATTGGCCGCACATATCGCTGCAACGTATATGACAGCAATCATCACTGCTCTCCGTTCTGATTGGTGGGCTGCTCCGGGATGATGCGGTAGGCGATGATCGGATTTCCGCAATTCCTACCCCAGTGGAAATGGCGGCAAGGACCAGTATCCATATCTCCATCATCCCATCTAACTTTGACAATTTCTGAGGGATTTACTGGCTGAGAATTACCGCGCCACTCAATCCATCCATCACCCCGCTCCTGCTGCTCCAGTATGGGGAGTGCAATCTCAAGGGCTTGCAGATACAGCTCCTCCTTCAGGCTCAGTCCAATATTGGGGTTCTCCTGAAATGACTTGAGGTCGCGTTGATGCCTGAGTGCGACTTCAGCGGTTAGCTTGTTCATTTGGATGCTCCTTGGTTAAGTGGGGCCATGCTTAGCAGTACATATCCCGGCAGGTATTCGCCCACGTCAGCAATGTGAGTTATCACCCTTTCGCATGCGTCGCCGGTGTAATCGCCATTCCACTCCATGAGCAATAGCGTGTCGCCAACGCTGAATGGCCGGTCGCTTTTACGTAGCTCCGCAGTCTTCAGCTCGTCCAAAACAGGAGTGAAGTGCTGCGGTAGAATTTTCAGCTCATGAATCATTGCTGACCTCCATAGCGCCAGTCGTTGGCCGGCTGCTCTTTGTTTTTGTTGTCGGAATACTGCTGAGCCACATCGGTCTGGTCGATGTTGATGAAGTGCCCATTCTTCCAGCCCATGTAAAACGTCTGCGGCTGGCCGGAGCGGTACTTACCGACGATAATTTCCGCAATCCCTTTCAGGTCGCTGTTGTCGTGATAAACCTCGTCCCGGTACGGGAAGATAATCACGTCAGCATCCTGCTCAATGGCACCTGATTCGCGCAGGTCTGACATCGTTGGTCGCTTGTCTGCGCGTGCCTCTACACCGCGGTTAAGCTGCGAAAGGAGGATTACAGGGACTTTGTTGCGAAGGCAGAACTGCTTCAGCTTGCGGGTGATTTCGGCAATCGCCAGGTCGTTACGTTCAGCCTTTGGTTTCTTCATCAGGCCGAGGTAGTCAATCGACACGAAGCTAAGCCCGCCATCCATGTTCATGCGCTCTGCATGGGCAATGATTTCGTCAACGCTAAGCGTTTCATCCAGCACGTAGTTGTTTTCTTCCTGAAGCTGTGCGGAGGCGTTTGTCAGGCGAGTATATTGCTCATCAATCATGTCCAGCGGGTTGCGCAGTGAGCCGAGTGCGATGCCGCCACGGTCTGCCACGAAACGCTCAACAACCTGCATGTCTGACATCTCCATCGAAATCATCAGGCCCTTGCCCTTCTGCCGGCCGATTGAGTTACCTATGTTGATTGCCAGCTCTGTCTTACCCATGCCCGGCCGACCAGCGATGACAATCAGGTCAGTGCGATCGAAACCTCCGTAAGCTTCGTCCATCGCCTCAATGCCGGTTTTCAGATACAGGCCAGACTCCTGCCCTTCCATGCGCTTTTCCAGCACCTGCATGTAATCCGTCAGCATGTCGCCAATGCGGCGTGGCAGGCGGTCAGTGGTTTCGAACTGAAGCTTTGAGATGATGCCGGTTGCTTCGGCAATGCTCTCGTTGATGTTCTGCGTGTTGGCGTTGGCAAGCATCTCAGCGGCCTTCGTGAGGTCTGCTGCGCCCTTGCGAAGCATCCAGCACTGGCGAACCAACTTAGCCCACGCTTTGATGTTCGCAGCAGTCTTGCACTTGAAGCCAACGGTCATGACGTGGTCGCGAGTGTCTTCAGGTACGGCCGCGCCAACGGTGAACGGGTCAATGGGTTCGCATTTGTCGATGAACCGGCAGATGACGGTGTAAATCTGGCGCAGGTGGTGATTCGAGAACGCCTCAGCGGGAAGCTTTGCGGCGATGTCCCGGCAGTCGATGTGATCGCCTTTGACCATCATCGAGCCAACCAGCTGCTGCTCGAAGTCTAAACTATCCATTTCAGGCCTCCTGGCTGATGATTTCGTCGATTTTCTTCTGGGTCAGCGCCGTGTCGATGCCGTAACGCTTTCCGCCAGGATTCGCACCGCAGGCCCACTCAGTTGGCTGATAGCCAAACTCGATGTAGCCGTTCACGAAGGTGTCGATTTGCTGGGTCGGTCGCCCAGTCTCTTTGCAGTGCTTCAGGTGGGAGTCGTACAGACGCTTGATGCCCTTCTCAGTCGTTGCGCTGATGCTGAGGATTTTCGGCAGGCCGAAGGTTTCGGCTTTGCGGTTCCATGTGTCTTTCAGGCGGTCACGGTCGAATTGGTATTTGCTGACTGTCTGGCGCTTTGGTTTTTCTTCAGCAACCGACAAATTCCCCTCTGGGGATATAGGGGTTTCTTTTTTCTTTAAAGAGTTTCTTTTGTGTGTCTCTAGATTCGAGACATCATTTGTCTCTAACTTAGAGACTTTATTTGTCTCTGGTTTAGAGACAAGGTTGCTAACCTGGAGACTCTTACTGAAATTCCATGCAGAGACTTCCTTGTTGATGCCGATTTTGCTTCCTTCCATGAGAAGGCAATTCATTGAAAGCAGTTCTTTTTTCGCCTTGTTAACGTTCTGCCGGGACAGGCCGGTGATGCTGGCAATCTGCTCATCAGCAATGCGATCTACTTTCTTACCGAAGCCATAGGTTTTCCGTGTTACTGCCAGGAGAACCTTTAACTGGCGAGCGGTTAAATCGGCGCTAGCAATTGATTCCAGTAGCTCGTTAGCGATGCGGGTATATCCATCATCGGTATCGGCCACTCTACGCTCCACGGGCTGCTGAACAGCCCCGAATCTTGCATACGCTACGTTGCTCATTTGCCCTTCTCCTGAGTCTTTGCTTCTTTCAGGCACTGGCTTAACTTGCTGGCACCAAGCTGAGAAATGCTGCGATAAAACTGCTCTCTGGCCTGCTCTTTGAGTCGGGCAAATCTTTCATGTTTATCGGGTTTCATGTATTATTACTCCTGTGAATTGATCCAGTCATTTCGCATCAGGCCTCGAAGCTGTTCGCGCAGCTCGGGGCTTTTTCTTTGGTAAGTAGCTGCTCAATGCGCAACAACCTCTGCGCCACATCCGACTCCGGAGACACTACATCCAGATACGCCAGTGCCAGACTCATCATCTGGAAGAAGCTGTGACGCTGCTTTCCTGATGGACGCTTCATACGGCTTACAGCTGCGTCGTCCAGGTCGAGTACCTTCGCCAGTGTTCCCTGTCCACGTTCAGCCAGTTTGTTCAGTAACTGGCTTTCAATCTCTCTCGCTTTTTTGCGATAGCTTGCAATTTCCATGATGTAAAATTCCTTTGTTGGTTAAGTAATTGCGTGACATTGCGGTGAGCATCGTCACTTCGGTTTTTTGGGGGCCGAAACAGCCTCCGGTCAGATTGATAAAGAGCAACGCTGCTTATGCAGCAGCGTTTTTACTGCTAGGGAAAGGCCGAAGCTCTTCTGCTTGCACGCGCCCATCAGGAAGCGTGGTTACGAAAATTTTCCGTCCTACCCGTACTGCTTTACTGATTGCTGTCTGGTGAACACCGATTGCATCGGCGGCTTTTGCCTGTCCGTTCTCCTTGACGTAATCAGCCAGGGTTAACTTATCCATCGGTTTCCTCCGAGTGATTACCGATGAAGCAATAATACTACAAGTATTAAATATATCAATACTTGCGGTATTTCATTTTTTAATAACTTGGGTATTAGAATCCGGGGATGGAAAAGAAAAAAGAACTGACTCCAGAGCAGATCGCTGACGCTACTCGTCTGAAAGCTTTGTATGAGTCAAAGAAGAAGTCGCTGGGCATTACGCAACAGCATATAGCCGACGCTTTGGATATAACCCAAGGCGGTGTTGGGCATTACCTAAACGGAAGAAACTCTCTGAACGTGTCAGTGGCGTCTGTGTTTGCGAGGATGCTTCAGTGCTCAATCGCTGACTTCAGCCCCACTCTTGCCAGAGAGGCTAGTAGCTACGCTTCATCGGCTGATGCTAACGTCTCAAATCCGAGAGACTACAAGCAGACTGCGCGCTACCCGGTTCTAAGCAAGGTTCAGGCTGGCGCTTGGGATGAGGCCTGTGAACCCTATACGATAAAGGATGTCGATATGTGGCTTGAATCAGACGCACATACGCAGGGAGATGCCTTCTGGTTGCAGGTGGAAGGCGACTCAATGACTGCTCCGATGGGGCTAAGTATTCCGGCAGGAACGTATGTGCTGTTCGATACTGGTCGGGAAGCGGTGAATGGGAGCCTTGTTGTTGCGAAGCTTACTGATGAAAATGAAGCCACATTCAAGAAGCTCATCATCGACGGCAGCCAGAAGTACCTGAAGGGCCTGAACCCTCAATGGCCTATGGTTCCGGTGAACGGAAATTGTAAGGTGCTGGGCGTGGCGATTGAGACGAAGATGCGTCTTGTCTGAGTTCTTGACAAAAAGGTATTTTTTTCTAAAAAAGAATTAGCTATATATCAACAGTTAGCTGGAAAAAACAACTAACGATTTGTGATTGCAGGTAAAAACTAAAAGGATGTAGAAGATTATGGCACATGAATATATTAAAGAAGCTCCGGAATTTGTTGCTGCTCACGCAGATAATTGGCTGATATCAGCTACAAATGTAGGTCCTCAAAAATTCCTTTCGCTTTCACTTGTGAGATATGTTGTTAAGCATATTAAAGGAGATGATCATGTTAGTACTGTAGGGACTGAGAATGTTATGGAGTTATTAGCCACCTATTCCATTTCTGAAGAGCTTGCTATAGAGTTATCTCAGAAAATCCCGCTCATGCTTGCACAATATGAACTCCCCACCCCTGAAGCTATAAAAAATCAATCAGAATGATACTTCCTGCCGATGGTTTATCCTCACCACCTAAATCAGTGCCAGACGCGGCAGGTGCGAGTGTGTTTGGGAGGTCTCATGGCCTCCAATCAAGAGCTGGAAACTTAAGGCTTGTAAGGGCATCAAGCGCACTAACTAGTTCAAAATCAGGAGCTGCAATTTCCGAAGGAAAGCATTCTTATTCAGGTAATGAAAATGATGCTAAGATAGAAAATCATAAACAGGAGGTCTTTATGGCAGACATTAGCAAAGAAGAGCTAAACGCTTTACTTCGAGCCAATAAGGCTGAAGTTGACGCGGTCGCTTCTGCCATGAAGGGTGAGATGGCCAGTTGGCGCGAACAAATGCGCTCAGATTTGAAAGATGTTAAGACAGCAGTCGAAAGACAAACAGACAAGCTTGAGAGCAATTTTCTTGCACAGCAAACCAAGCTTGATGCAGCAATTCAAATCCAAACGGCAAGGCTTGAGAAAACTGTGTCAGACACCCGGCTAGACATTATCAGGTGGGTTCTCGGCATACCGGCATTAGCCTTCACGCTATGGAAGATTTATGAGGCCATAGCACATTAAGTCTGCATCATCTTCATAGAGCCCGCCACTGAGCGGGCTTTTTACAATTATTCTATGACCAAAAAATTAGCACTACTCTTCAAGCGAGAACGACTGAACCTGAAGCCTTGGCAGCAAACCCCCCTTGAGGGGCTTCAGCGAATAGCTGCTAAATGTAAGCGGGACGAAATCGCAGAGATACACATCAGATTGCGGTATTTTCAGGCAGAGCGAGCAATGACGCCCGAATGGGATGGCGACACTCAGGACGATATCTGGAAAGCTTGCAATGAACTTCGACAGATACTTAAGTTGATCCCTTAACGCTAAGAAGCCCGCACTGTGCGGGCTTTTTTGTGACTGCTAACCCCATTCAAAAAATAAATTCCCTTCTAAATCATGCAAGTAATACCGCTGATATTATTTTTAATACTCAGGGTATTGCTAATTAATAATACCGCTAGTATTGTTTATCCCATCAGCAGGACGCTGGCAGGCCACAGGGAACAGAGTGGCGGGTTCTTTAACAATAGAGATTGAGACTGATTCGGTCTCACCAAAGAGCAGTTGGCTTTGGGCAAGAGAGAGGTGGAGCTTACGGCGCGAGTTTACCGTCGGACCTGAGAAGCCTCTTAAATTCGGAAACGTCACGGGTTCCGGCTCTTGCACCTAAGCCAATTACCGGAGGCAACATGAACAACAAGCAACGCAAGAAGCTGCAACGCGCAGTAGAGCATCGGGCCATGAAGCTGCAACAGCAGAGCTTCGAGCGCCGCATCGTCAGCACCTTATCCAGCTGCAACCAGAGAGTAGAGAAAGCAGTTATCTCCCCTTCTCTGCGTGACAGGAAGGAGTCAGGCATCAACCTAATTAATACAAGTTACCAGAAGGTAAGCAATGAGGCTGGGCGGCATATTCACGCAGTACAAAAGACCTGCGGGAAAAGTATACCGCTGATTTAATCAGCCCCACCCCTCTGCGTGACAGGAATCTAAATGCAAAGAATTAACTAAACCCTAATTACCTGAGAGTCGGCAAAAAAATTTGGTCGTATAATTTATGACGTTTAGAGAAAAATAAACTGAGCAACTCAGTTAATCCTATACAAGAATTGCTATTTATTATTCTTTTCCACGCTCATACTCCCGCACTTAACTACGACAAACTCCGTTTTAAATTCCTCATCAGAAGCCATAGCAATTTCCGATGCTGCCTTATTGACAGGAGCCAAACCTAATGTATCTTTCCGCTTGTTTTTCAGGTAAGTAGTTAGTGCATCGAAGAATAAAAATAAGTAACTCATTGCAGAGATCACCCCTATCACCCACCTCTCGACCAGAACTTGTTGTTGTGGCTCGAATGTTGGCTGATAGGCCTTCACGTTAATAATAGCTATGGCAACGCTATATGAAATAACAGTAAACCAATCAATCATTCTTGAATCGTCATCTTTCAATGTTCTCTTATCTTTCGAGAAAAAGTTTGAATTCGATAAAGTTGAGAGCAAAAGACTAAAAATTGCAATCAAATTAAATAAACTCAAATTAAAAACATATGTAATGATAAAAATCACAGCCCCGCATATTGTTAGGCCAGCGAACTGATAACTACCAGGGCATCTTGTAGGTGAAAACTCTTTTGCCATAACACGTCACCGAAAACTGAAACCATTTAAATTAAAATATCACTCGCACCATTAACTAGCAAGAAAAGCTGACGTCAGTAACGTGAAAACCAGAAGGCGAAGCCTAAGTTTAGATTAACTTTTTCACAATTAAGTCGAGTTAACCACTCGCTAAAGTGATGTTCGAACCAATGCAATATCGCTCACAAGCATTAACCACTAACCAAACGTTCCCTAACCCATCAACGGAGTATCCCCATGCAACTCGCAATTGCTGGGGCGGCATCGGGCTGCCCCAAAAACACCATGTTCGATTTCAAGCTCACCGGCGCTGACGTTATGTCTTGGAAGCCCAAGAGCCGCCTTCAGCAGTTGTGGGAGCGCCTTCTGCAGGTTGTAGCGCAGGAGGGGAAGCCATGAACGCACCGGCAGCAGCCGAGCAGTACCAGAAGCAGCAGGAAGAGTTAGAGCGCCAGCGAGAGACGCTGGATAAGTCGAAGGACTTCACCTTCATCAACCTGATGCTGAAAAGCCTCGGCATGGGAGAGCGGAAATGAGACTGAACAGAATAGCCCGGCATGAGGTGCAGGAAATTGCCGACAACCTGCCAGAGAGCGAACTGGAGCTCATTGCTGCAGAAGTCGATTCGCGGATGAGCCAGCACAAGACAAACCCGTTAATGCCTGCCCTGTGCGACTTCCTGACGAAGCATTACGACTACCCGGCCATCGAGATGTTTGATGAAGACGACGAGCAGCACGAAGCCGCTGAGGCGTTTTTGCGTGAGGCCATGTTGCGGGTTGCGCGGCGTGAAATTGCGATCGGGATTTACCGCAACAAACATGGAAATCAGGAGGCAGCGTAATGCAGCTTGGCATCTATTACGACATCAGCAATGAGGAATATCACGGCGGCCCGGGCATCAGCAAATCACAGCTGGATGACATTGCCCTTAACCCGGCCATATTCCAGTGGCGCAAAGGTGCGCCTGAAGACGAAGAGAAGAAAGCTTCTCTCGATATGGGAACAGCTCTGCACTGCCTGTTGCTGGAGCCTGAAGAGTTCGACAGGCGTTTCATTGTTGCTCCTGAGTTCAACCGCCGCACGACAGCCGGCAAGGAGGATGAAAAGCAGTTCCTGAAAGATTGTGCAAACAGTGGCATGACAGTAATAGATGCTGAGCAGGGTCGAAAGCTGCAGCTGATGCGCGCCAGCGCCTTCGCCCATCCAGCCGCCCGGTGGCTGCTTGAAGCTGAAGGTCATCAGGAAGCTTCAATCTACTGGAACGACGAACAGACCGGAGAACTTTGCCGGATCCGCCCGGACAAGTTCCTGTCGGGCCAGCCCGTCATCGTCGACGTGAAGAAAGTAGCTGATATGTCGCGCTTCTCCCGCCACGTTGAAGAGTTCCGCTATCACGTTCAGGACGCCTATTACCGCGAGGGCTTCAGCAAGCACTTCGGTGAATATCCACTTTTCGTTTTCATCGCAGTCAGCGAGGCGATCGACTGCGGCCGGTACCCGGTGCGCACCTTCCAGCTGCAGGAGGACGATGTTGCCGTGGGCTATGACCTGTTCCGCCGCAACCTCGATACTTATCACGAATGCATGCTGTCCGGTAACTGGGGCGGCATCGAAGAAATTACACGCCCGGACTGGGCCAAGAGAAAGGATTACGCATGAGCAACGATATCATCACCGCGCCAGTCAATGAGGCTGACACCAAAGCGGCAATCTTCAGCCCAAGCGGCCTGCACAAGCTTCAGGCCTTTGCCGAAGTCATGGCACAGGGTAAAGCTACAGTTCCTGCTCACCTGTCCGGCAAGCCTGCTGACTGTCTGGCGATCGCATTACAGGCTGCTCAGTGGGGAATGAATCCTTACGCGGTGGCGCAGAAAACGCATCTGGTTAACGGCACGCTGGGTTATGAGGCTCAGCTGGTCAATGCGGTAATCACCAGCTCAACTGCCGTTCAGGGGCGCTTTAAATACGAATACGGCGGCGACTGGGAGAAGTTTAAGCCTGGTGCGGCCAATGCATCTAATGAGCGCGGCCTGTCTGTACGCGTCGGCGCAGTACTGCGCGGTG